CTTACAGCGCAATCTGAAGGACCGCCGAATGTAGAGGTGGATTTCCTGAATGCGATCTACAACGCAGCCGATGTAGGCGTCAACACTTGCAAGGGTGAGGGCCACGGGTTGGTCAACCATGAGCATGCGGGCTGCCGTGTTGCTCAGGTGGTGCCTGACCATACCAGTACTAAAGAGATCTTCGAGGGTGCTGGCCGCCTGATCCGTTGTGACCACGTTGATGTGGATACGAACTACGCACGGGAAATGCCCTGCCCCTCCTCTGATCACCTTGCCGAAATCTTGACGGATCTCTATGAGAACCGTGAGAAGCTTGATGAGACTGCACGCCTCTGCTACGAGCGTGCCACCTCTCCCTACTACGACTGGGACAACATCGCACCTCAGTTTGCGGGGCTGTTCCAGGAGGTGCTAGACGGCTCCTATGGCGCTGCCCATGATGTGGCGGAAGCACAGCCTCCGGCAAAAATCACGCCCCGTAGCAAACGCAAGAAGAAACGCCTGGGCACGTGAATTGATATTGGTGAGACAAGAGCCCCTGCACCAGCGGGGGCTTTTTATTGGGTCGTGAGACTGCCAAACAGAAGAAAGGTAGTTGGTTTGTACCAGGGGTGCAGCGTCTTATGCGGAATGAGTACGAATAAGAGGCGTTTGGTGGGCGAAGGGTGGGTGGTTTTTCCGACTATACCCCCGTTCTAACCCTTATATGGCCAGCATTACATTTTGGGCAAAAGTGTAATGTTTTCCGATTGTACCTGTTTGGTGAGACAGATCTGAGACAGGGATGAGATTCCGATTATACAAGGCACTCAGGCAGAGCACCATTACAAAATGGACCAAAATGTAATCCTGGTTATATAAAAGATAAAATAGGGGTATAGTCGGTTTTTCCACCCACCAACCCCTTGCTTGACGCCCCTATCAGTGGCATGTATGATTGGTTATCCGATTATGGAGTCCATGCCAAGGGCGTACAAACCTCTCCTACCCCTCTGGTACCTCAGGGCCAAGCTCAAGTTGTCCCTCAAGTACCCCAGTGCCTTGGAATGGAGGGAAACAACAGGCCGCCACAAGGCTGGTGACATGGCAGGCAAGTGGAACAGCACTGGTCAGTACTACGTCATTCGCATGAATGGCGACCAGTTCCACGCCCACCGCATCGTGTACTACCTACGCACGGGCAAGGACCCCGGCAACATGGATGTCATTCATGGTGATGACAATCCGGAGAAAGACAACCGGAAACTTCTTCATCTTTTTGCCAGGAAAAAGCCCAAAGCAGCCAAGCCACGCACTGTGCGTTCAGATTTCAACCCCAACACCAATCCTGAAAATGGCGAAGGTAATTGAAGCAGTTGTCTCCTTTCAATACTTAGGAGACTTAACCAAACTTTCAGAGGATGACCTGGAGCAAGCTGGCTACTACGTTGGTTATCCCTGCGCACATGGGCACACTGTTCGCAAACAAGACCAACATTGGTGCTATGAGTGCGTCCATAAAATTGTTTCAAACATCTGTGGATTTGACCTCAATTACCTCGATGCTCGCTACAAGCACAAGTACGCCACAATTTGGGACTCAATTGAGATAGGTGATACCAAGGACTGTTGGCTGCCCAAAAAATCAACCAATAAAGAACCTAGGCGTGTATGCATGCCCTCTTATCGAGCTGCTTATAGCAAGCAAGCTGCCGAAAATGTGACACTGCACAAAGCAATTTATCAATGCGCCTGGGGTGACGTTGGTACCCTTAGCGTCACGCGAACATGTGGAAACAAGCAATGCTTTAACCCCTTGCATATGGTGTCCAGCTTTAATCGCACAACACCACCTCAAGTAATTGCACCTTTTGAATCAGAGTTTAAAGCCAATAAGCTTGTGTTTTATGCACAACAGCAAGAAGCTGGAACCCTTGGAACCTTTCTCAAGCGGCAATACAAGTTTTCAATTACCAGGCCAGAGTTGTTAAAAGAAACTCAAGAGTAAAATAGAAATTAAGGCAATAAGTAAATAATGTCCCGTTATTCAACTAGCTCCTCTCAACGCCAACGCACAAAAGAAAACCCTTTGTTTCTCGGCGCTTTTGACGAAACGTCGTTGAGGGAACTACGTGGATCATTGGGACCAGAAAATAAAGTTGTTGGTCGTGCTGATACAAATCAATATTCCAACGGAGGTTTTGGCGGCGGAACCATGAATCATTGGTTCAAAATAAAACTTGATACGCCCGCTTGGCTAATTATTGCTAAGGGGCCACCGCGTCCCAGGTACATTCAGGTATCTGCTTTTGATTTAAACATGTACCCAATTGAAGGGCGCAGTGTTTTTGATGCTGATAGTGTAGCAGTATCTACTGACGGGAGCTTATTTTATCCTTATGTTGGGCATGTTATGAATGCTCAATCAGATCTATACAATTTTTACGACCCACGCCGTCTGGATAAAGGTGATGATCGCTACTACCCATTGGGAATTGGCGAGTATCTTTTATGTGTTTCAAGTACTCGAAATGAACCACTTGATTATGCCGTTGCTATTGTAATAGAAGTTGCGGATCCAACACCAGTTTTACTCCTGGAAGACTATAGTCGATTACTGTATGAAGATATTTCCGAAGAAAGTTTTGTTCTTGCTGACACAACGCCAAATTACACAGGTGCCGAAAACCATGAGCACTCTTTAACAGAATGGCAAACTGCCTGGCGCAGAGAACGACAAGACTACGCCCCCTTCCCAGAAGTTCTTATTCCTTTGACAACAAAACCATGACCACCTTTTATCGCTGGCTGGTAGGTTTATTTGCAAAAACCAAAAAGAAAACAAAAAAGCAAAAAACAAACTTTGAAATTTACTGTGAATTGAATCCAGGGGCGCGAGAGTGTCGTATCTATGAAAACTAAACGCCGCAAACATGTTTTGACCCTCCGCTTAGAAGATGGGCAGTATTTGAAAATGCGGTTACTACCCTGGTATAAAACAGGAAAAAGCTACGTATGGCTAATATCTCTTGCGGTAAGCAAATCAAAAAGACAATTGAATGATTGGCTAAACAAAAGAACCAATAAACGAGCAGCTCAATTAAATAACACTTTAACAGGCAAGGTAGGCCCACGCACCCAGGCAATTGCTATTCGGCAGCTTCGCATATGGGTCAATACCATTCCTCAAAATGACTGCCTTACGGTTGTATGTGAATCATGTGCTTCCGATAAACAGTTTAAAATCTGGCGCAAATGGTTTACAAAACATGAAGATAAATCTTGGATTGCTAATGCTGAATTCAAATATTTTTTATACTGCAAGTAAATTAGAATAAACGAAATAGGATAAACACATGGCACACCTTAACCAGTACCTTGAAGTAGCTCTTGCTATTCACGCAGCATGTTCAGCTATTTGCGCGTTGACTCCAACCCCCAAAGACGATCGGGTTGTGCGCAAACTGTATAAGTTGATTGAAATTGGCGGCCTGGTGATCGGTCGCGCAAAAATGCGCTGATTAGTCAGGTAATACCTGCGTCCAGAACACAACGCCATCGTTGTCTTCAACCCATTTTCTCGTTGCGTAAGCCTCTTCTTTACTGAGGGTTGCGCACTTTTTTTCGTCGCCAACTTCCCAGCACATGTTAATGCGGATTCTTAAATCTTTATTACGTTTCACTTTGATACAAGAATTGCCCAACCTGTATTATTACCGTCGCATTCCCAGCGGCGCAGCCAATTTTTCCTGCTGTACTTCACCCCTTTACCACGCGCAGCAGAATTACTAACGTAACCACCGTTTAACATATCAGCCTCCCCATTTGGATCGTTGTGTACAAATGTATCTGGCGTAAATCCAATACAGCAAGTCCAATGTCCACCGCCAGTTGGATAGTTGATGCTCCCCTGGTGCAGCCAACCAACAGCTACTGGCCTGCCGTTGCGAATTTCATTTTCTAGTAGGGCTGCATTGCCGTTGGTAATGAATGTCGCCTTGAGTCCCAGGGAACGCAAAGCTGCAAGCTGAGCATCTTTATTGGTCGTGTCTCCGTACTTGGCACGAATTTTATTGTATTCGTCATCCGATTTCACCAAGCCATAATAAGCTGCGACCATGGCACAACTCGAAGAAAAGCACTCGCGATATCCCGTACCAGACTGATTATCAAGCTGATAAAAGTAAGGTACGGACAGTGTTTTAGATGTAGTTGCATCAGTTGTATTGCCTCCTGGTGTACCAAGTTGCTTATCCATAATCTGGATCAGCTTGGTGCTGTAGCCAGGATCTGTAGCGTATCCTTCTGTAACTAATAACTGTGCGCAGTTGTTCCTGCTTGTTGCACGGTTCACACCTTTGTATGTGCCGTAGTCTTTGTACCAGCGGTCAACTAAGTAACAAGTGCAGGTGTAAAGGTCGGGGAAATCAATGAAACCAGCTTTGATTGTTACCCATTGACCGTTGATGAATTCTTGTGTGTTGACCGTAGTGCCAGACCCCTTAAGGCCGTAGTAGTTATGAGTACCTGAGGTGTCTTTACCCCAATTTGATTCAAGTGCCCATTGAGCAGCAACGCATTCAGGGTATTTTGCACCAGCATCCTTACCTGCTTTCATCACGCCTTCCCAAGTATTGGGATAGGTTTCTACAGGTTTTGGCGCTGCGCGGTATTTGATAGCAAAAGACTCCAGGGTCTCAGAGGGTATCTGAGCCTGGAGCCAATTCCACGCATCAATTTGATGTGGCTGTTCTTTGAAGTACCGAGCCGCTTCAACAAGTTTTATGGACATCGACCTAGAGCTTTTTACTAACTCTAAATCAGGTGTACCAAATCACTCTACGACTTCAGTCTCAGTGGTTTCTTCAGGTGTTTCGGGTTCAAACTCAAGGGTATCCAGGAGTTGGCCAATCAAGTTACCGGCAAAAGCAATGAGGTTGCCATCGCCGGTAGCACGGGCAGAACCAAAGGAATTAATCGCCGAAATAAGATCAGACTTTTTGCAAGCCATGTTAAACAAGTGACTTCAAAAAGTATAGCAAGTAATTACCAAGGAACACCAGTGGCCGAAGTGGGATGAATTTTTTGTTGAATTTGGTTGTGCAGTGCCTCTTCAATAGAAACAACCTGATCAACACCTAGTGCCGACAGCACCCAGCCAACAACTTCTTCTTTGGTCAGCTGATCAAAAGGAACAAAGGAGGAGGGGTCGGGATCACCAAGGCCAATGCTGCCATAGGCACCTGCTGTTTCGCCGTCTTCTTCCAGGGATGCAGTCCAGTGGACAGTGTAGATGGCGCCATCAGGACAAGTTTCGCCATCGGGAAGATGACGGTCCATGTTGGCAATATCCCAAACAGTGTTAGCCATACTTAAATAGTTTTTTGTATTTTACTTAGTTTTGAGCCGTTGCAGGCTGGGGTTAGGTGGCTGTTTCATACACACCAGCAATTAAAATGGCTCCTCCTGATGTATCCACTGGCACAGTAGTTGCAGCACCACCGCCAACAGGAGCTTGAGCAATAATAACCTGCGTAGAATTACTGCTTATATATGGTTGCGGATAATTAGATGCAGTCATGGCAATGTTATTGAAATAGAAGCTCATGGGAGGAGTCGAACTTGCTACATTTAGCGATGTAAAAGGCAGTCCGCTTATCCTCATGGCTCCTGTACCCGTGTGGGCGGTCCAGTTAATGTTTATTTCTACCCTCACGCAGTTGCCGATCTTTGTGTAACGGCCTGTTTGAGTGATGTAAGTTCCTGTTCCAGCAGTTGTCACGCCAACAATCGTCGGTGTAAACGTCCCTTCCTCATAAGAATCCAGTGTTTCGCTGGTCATGCCAGCAGCGTTTGTTTGAATCTGACTAAAGTCAATGCCGGGGCTGTTGTATAAACGAAGAGTACCATCAGAAGTAATGCGCAGCCGCTCCGTCGGGGTGCTCGCTCCGTCGGCGGTAGTGGAGAACACTAATCTCCCCGGCATGTCGTCAGCGCCGGGGGTGCCGTCTACGACAGCAACAATACTTGCTCCTGCGGATACAAGATCGGTGCCGTCATCACCAAAAAAAGCAATTCGCCCAAGTGTATCTCCTGACTGAACAATAGTTCCGACCGATGAGCCTCTTGATGTAGCAAAAGAAAGTTGATGCCCTAAGCCCAAGGACTGGAACGTGGCCAATAAAGTGTTTGCGTTTGCGGTCGATGTTGCAACTACTTGGAGAGGTCCAAAGGCGCCGCCAGATGCGGACAGGTTATTGGTTATAAACGCACTAGACGTGCCAACTAAGAGCCTGCCGGAGCTGTCGATGCGGAGACGTTCACTGCTGCCTTGAAGGAAGCCAATCGGAGCCGTGCTGCCCTCTGATTGCAGGGCAAAGCCACTTCCGGTCCAGTTACCAGATACACCCGCGGGCAGCACGGTAAAGGTGCCGGTACTTGTGGCACGCATGGATCCAGTGAACGATCCGCTTCCATTTACATCTAATGGAAAGCCAGGGCTAGTAGTGCCAATCCCTACGTTGCCGTTGCGGTTAATGCGAAGGCGCTCAGTTACGGAACCACCATCTGCCGAGGTCCCAAAAGCAAACGCAGTCGCACCACTAACTCCTTCGTAAATAGCACCAATCTGCGCTCTTACGCCAGAGCCGCCAGTGTCTTGACCTTCAAACTCGATCAAGCCAACGTATTGGTCTACTGATCCAGTGGAATCTTGGTTTTCTAGTCGGATATAAGCTGTATCGGCAGCAGAAACATGAAGGAGCCGATCAGGGCTAGTCCCCAGACCTAAGCGGCCACTTGAGTCCAGGCGCATCCGCTCTCCACTGGCGCCGGCGTTTGTTGTTGAAAACAACAACGCACCTGCCTCTGCACCTGCTGTTGCGTCAGTAAGTAATCCACCAACCCTTGCAGCAAGTGCCGCAGTAGAAGATGCGTTGTTATTGTAAAAGCTAAGTCGAGCTTCTCCTACGGCTGTACGGTAAAGACCTAGAACAGAAGCACTGCTCGTAGTTACCCCAAGTCGAGATCCAAGATTAGAGGCGGCGCCCACCTCGACATTTCCGCTCGCATCAACAAACAACCGCCCCGTGCCACCAGTTGAAACTGCCAGTTGATCAGTTCCTGGGGAATAAAGACCTGTATTAACATCCCCAATTACGGCTAAAGATGGGGCCGCTGCAGTACCTGATGCAATTAATGTTGTCCCAGTAGTGGTGACATTTGGGAATACAAAAGTACCAGAACTTGCAATAGATGCAGGTAAAACAGTTCCATCACTTGGTGTACCAACCGCTTGCATGTCACCTAAAACGGTGGCAAAAAATGTCGTGCCAGAGACAGGTGCAGTTGTAAATGTGAGGCCAGAACCAGAGATTAAATAGTCAACACCGGGCTGCTGAATGACACCGCCAAGGGATAGTAGTACATTTTGCGCCAGACCTGGAAGAACGCCTTGACCACCGGCTGCCATTGTAAAGCCGGTTGCGGTTCCATTAAATCCTCCGGAGATCTGATCCAGGAGGATGTAACGTCCAACAACCGGCTGCTGCCCAATATAAGACATTTTTATTACGGAACATAAATCTTATGTTCTTATTTTACTTTATTCGGTTTCAACAAGCGTTGTTTTTAGTTTAACAGAACCAGTAGTGAGTAGTACTACACTCCCTCAAGGGCTGCAACTTTGGCCTCGAGGGTTTCGATCTTGGCGATAGCTTCCTGCAGTGCAGCGGTCAGCAATGGCACCAGCTTGCTCTGGTCGATGCCTTGGTAGACGGGGTTCCCGTCGGCATCCACTGCGTCCTTGGTGCCGCCCACGGCTTCGTGCACTACTTCTTGCACTTCGTGAGCAATAAAGCCATCAACTACTCGGTCAGGCCCATCGTCGATGAAGTTGAACCTGTACGGCTTTAGCTGCTGTAGCCGATCAATGCCGTTGCTCAGCGTGACTACATTTTCTTTAAGGCGGTAATCGGAAGTGGTTTCATAGGCAACAGCGGTGGCGCCGTTCGACCTGATTCTCCCGCGTTGCGTTCCATCGCCTCTGAGGAAGTTACAATACAGAGAAGTGGTGTCTGAAGTGTTGAAAGTGCCAGTAGTAATTTGGAGAGCGGCTCTACTGCCAGTATTGTTGGGATTAGTGTCTGTAAATACGAAGGCAGGATTTGCTGGGGTTTGGAAAGTAAACTGTCCGTTCTGACCAATCCTCATCCGCTCCGTCGGGCTGCTCGATCCGTCGGCTGTGGTACTGAAGACCAAGCGGCCCGGCATATCGGTCGTGTCCCCGGCTGTGCCAACCTCTCCATCCACCTGGCAAGTAATTGTGGCCGCTAGACTTTCGTTATCTGTTCCATTTGCCCCACCCCACACGATGTAACCAAGAGTATCCCCATCGACGACACTAGTAAAACTGCCGTCAGTTATCCCCCTAGATTTGCGAAAATCCAAAAGAGGAGCTGTGGTACTAGCTACTGCATACTGAGTAAGACGAATGCCACCAGCAGACGTAGAAGTGCTGACAACGGAAAGTTTTTGATCTAGCCGCGAATTGCCTGTGCTAGTAGACGTGCCAACTAATAGCCTGCCGGAGCTGTCGATGCGGGCTACCTCGCTCCCGTTGATGCTTGCCGTGAACGCTTCAGCACCTGCTGCAGAATTAACAATTAAAGATCCATTTGCATTGATACGCAACCTTTCGGTTCCTCTGGTATACCAGGTAAACTCCCGGTCAACAGAAAGGTTAGGTGTGGCAAATCGAATTTCCGAAGTTAAGGGTTGACTTATCGAAAATACTTCTGTTCCAGATTGTGAAACGCGAAGCCAAGTATCGGCACCAAGATCCGCGTTATCTAAATTAACAATTCCTTGAGGGTTGGTAGTGCCAATACCTACTCGGTTATTGCTATTATCAAGATAAAAAGTTCCGCTGTCGTAATCAAATGGCGCAGAAAGTTTTTCACCCGTTACGGCACCGTTGTTAATATTTGCTGTGCTGACATTAAAGTCAGTCGTAACGTTTCCAATATATGGCATGATTAGATCGTATTATCTTGCGGGTTTAACATGTAGGAAACGGTCACATCAATAGCAGAACCGGTTCCTGCGTAGGCTCGAATCACGTCTTCAGATTGAATAATAACTTTATTCCCTGTCATAAATTCAAGAGAAGACTGGTTTGGAACAGTGCCAGAAGTAATAAGAGAACCTGTAATTGTTCCGCCAGATTTGATCAGTTGAACAGTTACGTTCTGAGAATTAGCAGTGGTGTTAGAAGCAAGGATACTAAGAATTACACCGTAAGTCCCAGCAGGAACGCCGCTTGCATTGGATGTACCAGAAATAATTACGGTCGGCGACGCGACACCGCTAGCAATGCTTCGCCTAACAACAGAAATAAAACGAGCCATTTATTTACAATATCAGTACAATTTTCTTAATTATAAGGTCTTCAGCCTAGAGCAATAGCAAACACAATCGCAGTGTTATCTGCATATGGCTGAGTGGCGACGGTTTGACCACTAAACGTTAATCCCGATGTAAATACCCCACTGACACCACTTACCGTTTGAAACAGTCCGGTTGTTGCAGAAACCGTCGTGCCAGTGAGGGTCGTGATGCTGCCAGTAGTGGATGTAAACGTGGTGCCCGTTAACGAAATAAACGTACCAACTGTTCCAGCAACAGTGTTGCCGCTAACTGTCAAACCGCTGACAAGTGTGGTGCCTACAACGGTTACGCCCGTTAAAGAGGTAAATGCTCCACTGACACCTGTAATTGTGGTTCCTGAAATTTGTGCCGTGAATACACCAGAAACACCTGTAATATTTGTAAATGCTGCAGTCGTACCTGTAACGGTTGTACCAGATACCCTACTGGTAAACACACCGGAAATACCTGTAATGCTTGTAACCAGTACAGTGTCACCCGTAACGGTAACGCCCGAAAGGTTTGTGTAAAAACCAGACACGCCAGTGATTACCGCAAAACGACCTGTGTCGCCGGTAATTACACCACCTGATAAAACCTGTGAAAATACACCGGAGATGCCACCGACTGAACCAAAAGAGCCTACGTTGCCGGTGACGGTTGCACCCGATACTCGCGTCGTAAAAGTCCCAGAAACACCTGTAATTAACGTGGCATTAACAGTTGATCCAGTAATGGATGCACCAGATAACGTACTTGTAAATACGCCAGTTACTCCAGTGATGCTTGCAAATTGCGCGGTGGTGCCAGTAACTGTTGTTCCTGATAGTGTCCCGGTGACTTGTACGCCAGATGCAAATTGAGCAAGGCCGGTAACGGTTAATCCACTCGCAACGGACAGGTTGCCGTTTACGTTGAGGACAGGAGTTACAAGCGTACCGAAAACACCACTAACGCCCTGGACCAGACCACCAGTAATCGTGGAGCCGCTTAAAAAATTAAACTCTCCAGATGTCGTCTGTAACGTATTACCGGTAATTGTTGCGCCCGAAAGACGGGTGCTGAAGTTGCCACTTACAAAATTTGAGGTTGCGCCGGTAACCGTGGTAAACGTACCTGTTGCCGAATTGATTGTTGTGGATTGAAGCGCCTGACCGGTAATGGTCTGACCACTGATCGTACCACTTGTGGTTAAATTGTTTTGAACAAGTACGCCACTAAAAGTCGCAAGGCCACCGCCTGCAATTGTATCAACAACGGTAGCGCCTGTTACAGTTAAATTTCCTAGTATCGAGACATTGCCTGTAACAGTGCCGCCAGTAGTTGTTATGTATTTGGTTGTAAGGTAATCCCTGAAACCAGAAATTGTAATTTTCTTGTTTTTAAGTGCGGGGTCCACCTCGTCAACGTGGACCATCGTCAGCAAATCCTGCTCCGCTACAGCTGATCCAGCTAATTCTGAAAGCTCAGAAATACGACGATTGGCCACGTATTAAACTAAAATCCCTTATATAAAGATTATAGTTCTGGTGTGTTTAATTCACTTGATCTTAATTTCCAGCCTCGGCAGTGCATTTGCTACAAAGTTCCAACTGGCTTGAGCGCCGGCAACAATGCCACATGACAAAGCAATAATCAAAATAAGCTCAGCAACAGTAAAGTTGCGACGAACATAAACAACACGAGGCGCTTGAGCTGCAACTGTTTGCTGCATCAAGGTTTGCTGAACAGCCAGTTCCCTGGCGCGAGCCTTCATTAGTTCCAGGTCTTGAGGACTGATACGACCTTCAGGAATCTGCGGGGTAGGTTGCGGTGCAGAAGGGATACTAGCCGGAACCTGGCTGGCGGGAATCTGCTCTTCCATAAAACACACATGAATGCTAAAAAAAGACTAGCATCTAAATAAAGAAACTGCTTTATGACATACGGTATTCGCAAAGGTCTTGAAGACGTTGCGTACGAACTCAAAGGCATCAAAAACATCCTGGGTGCCATGTGGAGTAGCAGGTACAAAAATAATGAGACTGACCAGGTCGGTCCAGAAGCGTACGCAGATGAGTACATCTCAACCGAGGAGTGCGCTCAGAGGCTTAATGTTTCAGATCAAACCATTCGCAATTGGATCTTAATTGGAAAAAAAGATCCGTCCAAGGGCTGGACTCAGAATATTCATTATGTCAACATCTCCCCTGACACCAAGAAAAAAGATACGATCCGCATCCCGTGGAACAGACTAATCGCTTCGTTTGCCAAAAACAACGAGGTTTCCCTTTTATCCTTCAGGGCTAGGACAAAATACAAAGATGTACAAGAAGAAAAGCAAAAATATGTGCCTGATCGCTCTGTACCTAGGGGGGAAGATGGCGAATAATCGTTTTCATAGTATTGCCATTGACTTAATTACCACTGAAAACTATAAAGAGCTGCTTCCCAAGGGCCTTGCCGATCAAGTGGAGATGTTCCTGCCTCCTGAAGGTTCTTTTGATACAGAAACCCTTCGCCGGTACTTGTACAACATAAAAGAATTCGAGAAAGAAGACCCACACTTTAATGTGACTTTGGCCAATCGCTTGCGTATTGCGTTTGCGGACATGGCACCAGACACAATCTGTGGTAAATTTCCAGAAGCAGATTTGTCTCTCAAGCGACGCTTGCGTTGTGTGGCCGAGTATTTAATTCGGGCAGGAGAATTTGACAAGCTAAAAGATGAGAATCAAAAGCTCATAAAAAAACGAGGCAATCTAGGAAAGCTTGTCGTCATCTACAAGCCTCTGCCTAAGATGAAACAAATACTGATTCGTCAAGGACTTCTAAAAAATGAACAGGCGTGAAAAATTAATTGCCTCTGCGCTCCAGGGGGATTTGGATACAACCAAAACCAAGATGCTTGACGCCACAATCAAGCTCATTCTTGGTGACATGGGTCAACACTATTGCAAGATGTGGGACGCGGAGGGACCGGGCATCATGGTGTTTCAGCCTACCAATAAAAAACGCTCCATGTTCTTTATGACACTAAAAGAATTACATGCAGCACAAGAAAGTTGTGAACGAGAAGACAATGGAGACCTTGCGGAAACGTTCAGAAGGGTATTGGCGGCGGCGCAGAAAATTAATCCAGAAGAAAAAGCTGGATACCTTATTAATGATGATGATGGTATTCGTTATCTTGAGATTGATTATTGCCAAGTGAGTGAAAAGTAATGCCTTCTTTCCGTGGCAATGCTCACACTGATACATTCGAGTGGGTGTCTGGAGCTGATCTGGTCAATTCTGCGCACATGCTGATGGGTGGAATTGATCTGGATCCAGCCAGTTCTGCTGTAGCAAATAGCTACGTCAATGCCGAACACTTCTATACGCCAGAAGATGACGGACTGAATGAACAGGATTGGTTCGGAAACGTCTACGTGTTCCCACCAAACCACACGTACTTTTGGGACATCAAGTCCCAGAGGTGGAAGCGTACACGCGGTTTATCACACACCTTAATCTCAGGGTACGCACTGTGGTGGCGTACGTTAAAACGCAAGTGGTTATCGGGCGAGATTAAACAAGGGCTTTACTTTGGCAACTGCCCTGACATGATTCGTTATGCACAAGATATTTTTGATTTTCCCATCTGCTTTTTAAAAAACACTCCCATGCTTCGGCGCCATTACTTTGAAGATGGACGAGTCGAGGCTAAAAACACGTGCAGTTCTTTTATTGTCTACCTACAGCCAAGTGATGGCCTGGATGACTACACCCAAAATTTCATTGACATTTATTCGGAAAAGGGGCGGATCATCACCTGATTATGTAGACTGATTATCGAATCAACGGTCTTATGAGCGTACTAGCCGACTGGGAAATCAAGGAGCTGGCAGAAAAAGAAGAGATGATTTCTCCTTTCGTTGATCGCTTGATCAACAAAGAAGATGGCAGGCGACTTCTCAGCTATGGTCTCAGTTCCTACGGCTACGACATTCGCCTTTCACCAAAGCAATGTTTAATTTTTGGTAAGATCCAGGCGGGAGATTGCGATCCCAAAGCTTTTGATGAAAACATCTTAAAGCCGGCCGAATTACTGGAAGATAAAAAGGGTGAATACTTCCTGCTTCCACCCTATGGCTACTGCCTGGGGGTAGCAATGGAACACATCAAACTGCCTCGTGATGTGACCGTGGTTGCGGTGGGCAAGTCGACGTATGCCCGGTCGGGTATCTTGGTAAACATCACGCCTGCAGAAGCTGCATGGGAAGGGCACCTAACCCTTGAAATCAGCAACTGCACGGGACTGTTTAATCGCATCTATGCCAACGAAGGCATTACGCAACTCCTTTTCTATCGTGGTGAGCCCTGCCACGTGAGCTACCAAGATCGCAAGGGTAAGTACCAGAACCAACCCTATGAGGTTGTCTACAGCCAGGTCTAACCAAAACCGTAGAAGGTGCCGCCACTGCGTCCTGGTTTCCTTGCGTAGTTGGTGCCACCAGCCTCACCAATGCGATCCCCAAGGTTTGGAATGGTGACTCCCCCAATGGTCGCCTCAGACCTTGGGGTTTTTCCATTCATGGTCGTATCTTGCAGCATACGTGTTTGCTGAAATTTCCCAGCACTTTTAGATGCCCTTAGAAACTTTGCAATTCGATCTTGAGGGTTGTTAAGACTTTCTGCAGATGCTCTTGCGTCTGAAGCAACTCGACGCAGGTCAGTATCGTACGCCTGTTCTGGGTTTAGGTCAGAAACTTCAGCTCCAGACGTACCAGAATCGTTGCGTGGGTCGTATGTAGCGTCGAAGAATCTTGCCATGATAATATTATAAAAACAGTAAATCAAGCCACTTAATAGTCATGCACGGCGCGGCGGGATTTTTAGATAGTTTTGTTCAAGATGAACTGAATTGTCGTTGTCTTAGTGAAGAAGATTTTGGCGCACCTCTCGCCAACGAAGAAAATGATGTACCCTTAATGGATATGTACAACAGAGGGTTGACATTATGTCAGGACGGAAGGGAACGGACAAACTTAGCACTCGAGGGGGGACGGCCTGGAGCAACGGGCTATATTCCAACTATGGAACAGGGGGTGATGCTGGGGGCCTCACCGAAACCCAAGGCGTTAGTTCTGGATCTGGGGTCACCGAACGAGGAACTGATGGAACAGTCTCGTCTTCGCCGTGGTTTGCGCCGATAATCAGCGACTTGACTGAGTGCAAGGATGGTGTCTGCCCAGTGCCCTGGGCAACCAAAGAAACGACTCCTGTGCTCCAGGAAGACCTAGTGAATCATCCTTCGCACTACGCAGAAACAGGTGGAGTCGAATGCATTGTATCTATTGAAGCACAATTAACAACTGAAGAGTACGAAGGATACCTAAGGGGCAACTGTGTCAAATATCTATGGAGATGGAAAAACAAAGGTGGAGTGCAAGATTTAAAAAAATGCAAATGGTACTTAGAGCGTTTAATAGAAATAAACGACTCTAAGTAATTATTCAGTCCTGCGGTTGTGTGTGCGTATTGCGTGGCAACATGCGCACACAACTTGACATTTTTCAATTTCTTTTAAAACTTCACTTAAAGGTTTGAGTATTCCTTTTGAGATTGCAAAAGATTTTCTTTTACCTGGAAGATGATCAAACTGTAAAGCTTCTGAGTGTTTATTGTAGCCACAATCAAAGCATTTTCTTGATAGCTTTAAATCATCGATGTATTTTTTACGCTCCTCTCTTTTCTTTTTATTGTTTTTACAATTTAATTCATTTGCTTTGGTTTTGTATTTCTTAAATGTCCCTGGGGAATACCAACGCTCTAAATAGTAGCCTTTCCCATCTGTTTTGTTTAATAGATAACACGAAAAATAATAACCATCTTCTCTTTGCTCTCCCTGCTTGAACGGCTTATTTGTTTCCGGATTCAAGCGTTTCATTTTGCTATAGACACTAAGTGCACTATAGCAAAAATCAATGCATTATACGGAAGTATTCAAAATGGCTGAAGATCGTCTTCATCCTCGTCCTCGTCGTCGTATAAACATGCGGCGGCGAGTTCTGCTAGCTCTAGATCAGTGGGAATATCAAAGTCAATGTCAATATTTTCAGACGCCATGATCTCTTTTACTGCATACCACTCCATCAGGCGTTGATGATAGAGGTTCAGCAGAGCAGCGTACAGGTCGTCCCAGGTCATCTCTTGGGCTGCAAGCTCAGCTTTGCGCATCGAGAATTGAAGCTCTAAAGGAAGTTCAAATTCCCGTGGCTCTACTGAACGCTCCATTCCGCTTTGCACGTTTTTAATGCAACTATTCTAATTCTACCTGTCAAAGACAGTGTTGAAATCATCGGGAACGTATTCGTCGGAGCTACAAGAGTCCCATGGTTTTTCGCTGACCCTAAACTCATTGGCAAACCGAGATAGCACGTAAGGATTCAAGCTTTCTTCCAGGTGCTTAATAGCTTGTAATTCGTGCGCAGCCCCAGAGTAAACGCGGAACGCCGCCAGCAGAATCTGTGCGCAAGGCTGTATGAATGCATCGGTATCCCGAAGCAACAAAGTTGTTTCTTCTCGGCGCCTATCAAGAAGACTGCCCACAACTTGATGATCAGCATCAAATACCCACCTGGTCATTTCTTCTGTGACTTCCTGTAGGTCTTCGTGTTCCAGGTTATCGACAATGCTGCTGTAGAAAAAAGACTCCCACCCAACAGAATGGATGAATGAAATCAAAGCTTGCCTAACAGAATCACTAATACCAATATTGAGCTTAGATAGTTGTGTATCAATAACATCTACTTCGTGAAACAAATATTCAAGCGCCTTTTCTTTGCTGCATAGATGGCCTCGTTTCACTGGAGATCCATCAGGATAAAACTGTGTGCCATATCCAATGGTGTACGGTTCTCCACCTGTGCTTGGATCAGCGTAGGCTTTCTCGTTAAAGCCCTCATGCTTGCAAATTAAATTAATTGCAGACGTGTAATCGGTCATGAGGACAACGAAACATTACCCCAATCATACACACTTTTTAAGTATCCTATTGACACTTGTTCGTCCCACCCCCACTAAACGGGCTATCGTAGCTTTGTTTTTTATTTCTTTTGAAAGACGGATAACCTCTTGCTTTTTTTCTTCGGTTATGCTGCATCTTCTGTTTTGAACTTGTTGTTTATTGGGAATCCACGTACAATTATCGGGGCTGTAGTGAGCATTTACATCTAACCTTTCCACCGTATAGCCACTAGGCCTTGCCCCCATTGACTCACAAAAATTTTCAAATGAGTCAAACAAATTTTTTATTCCTCTTCCTCCATAGTTAGGATAGTCTTTGCAGCTTGAGTTGCTACAACGATAATTTATTGAGGTCCAAATTTTATATAAAGGATGCTTGTAATTACCATGTTTTTGTGCTTTTTCTTTTTGTAAACACCCACAACTTTTTGTTTTACTAGAGACCAGCGACATCCCATAAGTTGTAAACTTTTTTCCACATTCACATAAAACAACCCAGCGTGATAACTGGTGTTTCACGCTGGGACTATAACCAAGAACGGTTAAACGACCGTAAACGTTGCCCGTTAAATCAATAACGGCGTGATAAAACTTCTTAGCCTTGGCCACGATAGCGTTTTTGCCCAGGCTTTAGCTTAGTACTTTTAGAACGCCCTTGCCGCGTCTTCTTGGGCTTGGATTCAATTTTAATGGAGGAGCTTGACTTTGGTTTTGCCATGGTTGTCACCAGTTGTAATTGCAGGCCCACCAGCCGGGAGTCAGTTTGTCCTTCTTCTCGGAGCAGTTGTGCCTGGCCTTAAAGTTAGCACGTCTTTTCTCGTCATGGTGCTGCGTGTAATCTTCGTAACCTCTAGCACCAAAGCGGACAATCCCTTCCTTGCCCCCCTGACACGCTTTGACCACGTACTTGTGCTTATCTCCTGCAGGGGCTCTTTGAGGCTTGTTGCAAGCCATCTTATCTTTTTGAAATCTATTTGCAGCACTGGCTGCTTTTTTACGTTTATCAGCCATTAAAAGGAGCCAAAGAAAGAACTAGAAAAAGGATCCGACAAATCAGATGAACCAGTCTTGCCTGCTGTGGGAGAAAGGTTTAAACGTGACTTAAATTCCGAAAGGATGTCACTGCCTCTTTTAATTTTAACTGGAGAACTCGGTTCTTCCTCTTCTTCTGTATCTTCATCTGGGAAAAAAGAGAAGTACTTGCTTTTAGGTTTTGTGCTTGTTGCTGCCGTTGTTTCTTTGGTTTCAGTGTCTTCGTCTCCAAAGGATGACAAGTTTTCAATTTGACTAATGTCAGAGAAGGGATCACCCGTTGGCTTGAAAGAATAAAGATCAACTGGCGACTTGCCGCTGTAAATATTTTGAAAAATTTTCTTATCTTCTTCAGTCGCATCAGGCATGAAATCTTTGTAAAACTCTTCTTGGGTTCCCTGGTACCCCGCTGAGTTAAAACGGTTAAACAGCGCATCATCAACGCTCGCAGCTTCTTCCCTTTTATCGGAAGCACGTTGAATGTACTCAACGCCCAACAGTTCTTGTGTTGGAGTTTCACTTTCTTGATTAAGTTTTTTAATTTGCTCTCTAATGTCCAAGGCATCCGAACTGCGTATGCTATCAGAGATCATTTTCTTTAATTGAGTAAGATCTTCTGTATTTGGATCCAGGCCATAAAGCTTTAAGACTTTCTCTGTTTGTTCTTTATTTTTTAACGGGTCTAGTTTATTTACAAACTCATCGGCAAACTCTTCTGGGTTCACAAACTGACCAAAGACCGTTCCAATTTGTGCGTATTTATCGGCAAGGTAGGGCGTCAGTACCTGCTTTAAATAGATCTGCGCAATGCGTGGGTTAAATACATCAGGAGCCGAGTCGTACTGCCTGGCTTGTCCTAATACTTCATAGTGCAGCTTGGCAAAATCTTCTTTGTTGTTTACGTCAAAACCATATAGGTATGCTTTGGCTTGCCAATTAATATCATTGCCGTTATCATCTTTTGTTATCTCGCCAGCCTTTGCTTTCTCCCAATCATTTGAAATATCAGTCTTTTGCTTAATGTATTGATCGGGAATGGTGCTGCCCCATTCCTTTTGAAACTGGTCCCCCAAAAGCACAGGAGATTTTCCTTCCGTGCCAACACCTTTTTCAAGGTAGTACTTACCTGGGTCAAAGTAATAATCAGCATTAAACTTACTTGTCCCCAGGGAGTCAAGGGCTTTCATCCAGGAAACAGAAGCCGATTCCGCCGCATTTTTTAAACTTTGCAGACGGTCTTCCGTTTGAAAAATGTTTTGCTTGTCCTTATCTACGTTAATATAATCTCTAAATTCGCTGATTGATTTTGACGCGTTAAACCGAGGCATCAAGTAATCATTAAAAAAGTCTTGCGCAAATTGAATATCAGAATCAATTCGTTTACCTGGTTCCAGGTAGTCCGCTGGTTTATTGTTGTAAATTTCTTGTGCTTTTTGCTTTTCTTCTTGCGTCGCTGTCGGATTGTTTAATGTTTTGTATGCGTCATCGTAGTCCGACCATTCAGCTAACGTGTCATTATCAACCCACCCCTTGGCACGACGTGCTGCTTCATAATCGATCCACTCTTGTTTTGTTGTTTTACGTTGGTTAATTGGAACGTAATCCTTGGGTAAATTGGCTGCATTAACTTTTTGCTGAGCACTGATATTACCAGGATCCTTTTGTAACGTATTATATGCATCGTCATATTGTTTCCAGGATTTAACCTGTTCTTCCGTGACAAAACCATTGTCAATATTGCGTTGGTAACCAGGGACGTAATCATTCGGTACGTCTAGGCCACCCGCATATTTTTTCTCAATCTCATCAAAGAACCATTTTTCCCAGTTATATAACAAGCCATTGTTGCTTCCAAATACTTTTCCTGTGTCTAATGACAAGTTAAATTTTTGAGCGAGATCATCTTTTTGTTGCCCTCCCAGGGAAAGAATGCCGCCTACTCCTGATTCCTGCAAAATAGAGTTGGCAATATTTTCACGCATACCAAGAATCTCTTGGCCGAATGAAGTGCCACTTAATAGGTCAAACTTTTGCTCTGCTTTTTTTGCTTCAATTAAAGCTCTGCGTGAGTCCTCTAAAAACTGCTTTTGAAATACGGCTGCTTTTTCAGTTTGTTTGGCTTCAGCTTCACCTGCAACTTTGGTTATTGCTGTGTCATATTCGGATAACCTTGTGTCAACCGCTCCTATTTCTTTGTTGGCTTGAATATCTTTAATTAACTTCTGTGCACCTGGATACTGGGCCGAGTCCAGTTGATATGCTTTGGTCAGCAGTTCACCAAAACCAGCCTCTGACTGGATCTCTGGCTCGGCCCCAGTGGCTTCCTTTACTGCTTCGTAAAGCTGTGCCCAAGGTTGTTTGGCCTCTTTGGGAAAACGCTCTGCGTATAAAATTTCTGACTTTGCTGTACTCCATTGATCTTTTAGCTGTGCGTTGCTAGTGACAAGATTTCTGTATTGACTAGCAACATCGCGAAGTTGATAACCTTCAGTTGTTTGTTTTAAGCCGAGAATATCGGTCGCAATTTTATCGCGTTCAAACTGACGAGCAGCATCTGTTTTGCCAGGGACAGATTCTTCTACCTTGCCATATTCAAACCCATCGGTAGGTGTAAGAGGCTTGAAACCTGGATCGCGCTCGCCCTTTTTCTTGGCGTCGTTTTGACCAACATTACTGTAATGCCAATATGAATAAGCTTCGTAATTAGGGTATCTACCAAGAATATCAAGATTTCCCTCCGCTACTGCTTTGTCCCATGCTTCTTTAGATGTTTTGCCAATTGCTGTTGAACCATAATAATTTGGATCAAAACGAATTACGTTCTCAAAGCCTTCAAAAGGAACTTTGGAGCCGTTCTTTGTGTCCCAGGGAGAAACAACTTGAGTGGTATAAAACGAATCAAAAGCAGCTTTAACATTTTTTTTGACTTCTTCATCTACACCAGAGTTGTCAATTGTCTTTTTGTACTGTAGATATTCACCAGGCTTGGCAACTTTTGAGTAACCATCTATCGCCCTGTATAAAGAGTTTACTTTTTCGGCTTCATTATTTTTTTTAGTGTTCGCATCATTGTTTCCACGAGCAATTAACTGTTCTGCTTTTAACGCGTTTTCCGCCTCCCATGGTTTTGGGTTAGGAATACCTGCTTCATTTAATGCATTAATTACATCCTGATAACCACCGTTAACGGGAACAGTCGCCGTGCGTTTAACTTGCACGGGAATGAGTGGATATGTTGTTTGTCCTTTTATTACGACAGGCTGAGTACTACGCTCGTATACCCATACATCACGAGTAATAGATACAGTATTTGCTATTGGATTCTTTTCGTTTTCATAGCCAATGCTCCATTGTTTTTTTCTTGCATCATATGAAATTGGCATCTTAAACAGCTTCCCTAAGCACGGTTAAATCACAAACAAAAACGTCAAATGGTTCTTGTTTGATCCAGGCATTAATTCTATCCATCCTAGCTTGAGTAAAGAATTCTTGCTGTTCAAACCAATCGTTCATCTTGGCGCTTGCCTTGGACGTATTGCATCTGCGACAGGCTGGAACAAGGTTAGTTCTGTTGCTCGACCCTGATTTAAACCTGGGAATTACATGATCCAATGATGTGGCATCCGCCTCGCAATAAGCACATTTGCAGTCCCAGGCGTCGTATATAGATTGGCGGTAACGTTTCTTGGCTAGCTTCGGAGTTAATTCAATGAGCAGGGCGAGGGGTTCCTGTTCGCAATTGAACATACTCTTTTGTGCTGTTAATCTATTTTAATTTGACCTGTATTTGTTCTCGCTTAAGTAAAGAGATAAAGTTTTTCTTAAGGCTGTTGACAGACCCTTGACATGGTGTAAGTTACGTCTGTAAGCACCTCCTTGGTCATGGCTAAGCATCCCGGTTGGGTCTCCGTTCAGCAAGCGGAAGAACTCCTCGGCATTGATCGCAAAACTCTCTTCAAGTATCGCGACAATGGTACGCTGAAACTTGGCCCGCACTTCGCTGCGTTCCCTGAGACTCGTTCACGTGACAGCTACCGCTGGAACGTTTCTGCCGTGCGCAAGCATCTGAAAAAACTTGAGATGCAGCCAACTGCTGTCTGAAGCTGATTAAACGTTAATCAAATGCCCCGTCCTGAACGGGGCTTTATTTTATCTATTCTTCTGGCGGAATGCCGTTCACGTAACCAGACCAAGCTAGTCCCACAGCTTCAATTGTTGATATCTCACCTGAAGCAAAAGGTAAGTGCACAACATCTCCAGCATGATAAATGGTAGGCCTTCCGCTTACTTGGACCTCACTAAAACCGTATTTACGAACATCATCCTGCTCTTGTGAGTAAATAAAGTTTGTATCTACAACATCTCCAAAGTTTGGCGTTGTCATGATGAAGAAGGATTTTGACCTAACGATGGCTTGTATGCAGTGCCATCTTTGTCATACATTGTAAAGCCTCTCATCATGACAAAGTTAGCGGGAATGTTAAACAGTTTCTGCATCATCGGCATCATCATTGGTGATTGGCAATTGTATGGAGGTACATCCATCATCGACAAAGATGTTCTTGACAAGTCCGCCGCAATCAACTCCTTCTGTTCATTTTCAGTTTGATCAACCAACCTTTGCTCCCACGCAGCCATGCTTCCTTCTTCCACTGGGAAATCAGATGGTTCTGGCGGAAAATTACCTTCCGCAAACTTCATGGCATAGATATGTTTGCAATAACGCATCTCATCTAGTAACGGTGTCCAGAAATCCGTAATTGAAATGATCTGTCCATTGGCCGAAGTGTAGTCTTCATAGGAAGGCATCCCTTCTGCCCTGGAGCCAGGAATAGAAGGGTTTGTTGTACTCCTTAGGTAGGTGGCACCAAACTCACGGAACACCCCAGCAAAATCTCTGGTTGCATCTGAATCCACTGTTGATACTGTGTTTACTTCAGGTGGAACCGTGTATTGCGCTGAGGGTGCAATAATATCCATCTTGCGATCAACCGTCGCACTCGTCATTGCATTGTTGTTTAGCTTTCCGTTCAATCTTGTTTTTTCATATCGACCAGGCTTAATAGAAGCAATACTTGTACGTGGGAAGATCCTCTTAGTACCTTCGCCAAGAGTATTCATGAATGAGTAATCACGATGTGTAAAATCTTGGCAAGAGCAACAGTATCGTGCACCTGTTATCAAGTATCTATTAGGGCTTGGGCCTTTGGTTGCTGGTGTGATCAGCGCAGCGTCAGGCGTGGCTTCAACAGAACCCGACTTGCGCAGCTTTAAGATTCCAGTGAACGGATACGTTTCCACAATGACAGCTTGGATGTAGCCATATCGTTTTTGAGTTGCCGGATCAATTGTTTCTTTGGTGATCGGAGGGTCACCCACATTAATTACGCGGTCCTCCAGGATCTCCCCATTGATCGCTCTAAGGCCGTTAGGAACGCCAGGAAGGGCCACGTAGAACGGTGGAGGCAGTGGATTACTCGTGCTCCAGTTACCGGCCAGCTTGACGTACCAGTACGCGGTATCCTCCGTCACCATTTCAATGTAAAGCCTGGTGCCTGTCGTCTTGTCAATCAAGTTGTCGCATCGCAAAGAACCCGCCAGTCGGGTCCCTGCCCAGTGCATACCAAACTCTTTGTTCTTAGTGGGGAATCCGATGAAGGTTCCAGGGATGGTTGGTTGTGCTGCTGCAACAGAAGCCGGTGTTCCGGCTGGCACAGGAATTACGTAGCTAAAAGGATACTCATATGCATTGTCGTAAAAACAAGCAGTGGCAATTTCATACCCTCTGCGCCAACGGGACCATGCCGATTCTCTGTTTATTGCACTTAATGAGTTAGGTACAGAACCAGAGGAAAATTCAGTTGTAATAGGTTTTAAACGAAAAGAATCCTTGTCAAAAGATTTGACAAAGGATCCGAACTTATCTCCGCCCTTTGGGGCCATGACTTAGAAGAAGCCGCCTTGCGCAATAACGTGAGCCCCTGGAAGATAACCAGAGCTGTTGGGACCGTCAGGGAACACACCAACGTAAATACGGTCGCCACGTTCCAGGTAAATGCCTTTATTACGCAGGGGAGCAGTCTCACCAAGGCCAGTTGTATTACCTGCGGCAACTGCAGGCACTGCCAATTGTGGCATCAGATCCGAACAATCAACGGTCTGTGTATTTGTGGGGACCGTTTTAGCAAATAAAATGCGGTAGTCACCCGAACCAGGAATGGGAGTTGTTGTACCACGTGTGTGGTAAAACACAAAGGTTACAGCTTGCTGATAACCATAGGAAATACCGTTATAGGCAAAGCCAGACGCAGTACCGCCCGAATAATTCAATGCAGTATTAACACCAGTCAGCGTGGCCGCACCGGTATAGGTGTAATAACCATAACCGGAAAAAGGTGCACCACCGCCGGTCAGGATTCCTGTCTGTGAAATAAATACAGTCTGGCCGCTGACCAAAGAAATGGGCGTACCAGAAGTTGCCGTCTTGACTTCATAGTCTGCATCACGGTAATGATCATTACGCGTGATGGTAATTGAATCAATGACACCACCAGAGCTATTGTCTTCGCTTAAGGTTGCGTCCATGTCAACCAAAATAGAAGGCGCCTGGCCACCCTGCACAAATAACGTGTTGGTAGTAGCACTGCCAACTGTTTGCGTTGTGACTCGCACCACGTCAATGAGCGGGCGGTCAACCAATAAGGGCTGTTTATTTGTTGATGTCGATGACATTTACTACTTCCGGTATGCAGCCTTTCGTGCTAGGCCGCTTGTGTTTTGTAAGCTCATTCTAGCTGAATTAGCTTTCAGCAAAACTGCCCAACGGTCCGAAGGGTGTATTGGGCATCTTCATCGATGCCCTTGCAAGAAGATCAGGGTCTTGTTGAAGAGCGAGAAAACGCTGGAACGATTCAGACCTTGGCGCCCCAGCAACGGAAGAGGCTAGACGGTTGAAATCATCTACCTTGTACAGCTTGGCCAGTCTGTATTGAATATCCCGAGTGGGGCTAGGCTTGGCTGAGTCTTTACCAGAGAGATAACGGTTGTAATCTCCTGGTAATACATCTTCGCTACCAACGTAATCTCGACGGTCCATTAGTACACCTGGAACGGACTGACTGCACCAATACCCATAATACCTTGCGGAAGTATCGTGGGAATTACTTGTTGCTTAAACGCCTCAAGCAGTGTATTAGCAGTCGTGCTTTGATCTTCTTCTTGGCCACCAGTGAGATCAATGCCTGCCGCTGCTAAACGGTAAGCAACACTTTGCTTCTCACCAGGGAGAGCCGGTGGCGCAAAATCAATCCCACCTTCTAGCGTCTGTAGTTTAGGCAGTACATCACGAGCTGCACGCATCCGGTTCTCATCCTTGGGGATACCGGCGCGTTCAAAGTCGCGACGAAAAACTAAAGCAGCTTGCTCAGGTGATTGTGCCTTACGCAAGGATTCGGCAGCACGGCTTTCAGGTCCTTGTAATTCATGTAATAAAAAGTCGGCTTGCAATCCGGCATCACCTGGATCAAGCTTTCTATTTTTTGCAAAATTAACAAGGTCAGTCTGACGGCTTCCCGTCCACTGTGCCAACCCATACCCGCCACGTCCCATAGGCCCGCCAACAGCGCCACCCTCGTTTACACGGGGATTAAAGCCAGACTCTTGGGAGATATTACCAAGGACGCCTGCAATCTGTGCGTTGCTATAACCTTGTTGCTTTAACTTGCGAGCAACAATAGCGGCGGCGGGATTCAATGACATATTGTTCTCCTTATTCTCCTACCCAATTTGAACTTGCTTTGAGACCAGGGATAAATACGGTTTGCAGCGCAAGGGTCGTAGCTAAATAGGTCAAAGTACGTTTAACAAACTTGGGACAGAGAATCATGGTTTTAAAGCAACAACACTGGCCCCCGTAGATCAAAGATCTGTGTCCAGTTGGCTGGGCTTACATGCTATGCAATGCCAGATAAATCAAATGGGCTGGAAGTTCAGCAGCTTCTTGGCGTACGTATTAGCAAACTTTTGAGAGGCGTCGCTACCAAAAGTTTCTTCTTGGCCAGGAATGGGACCTAACCCATAGGATTGAGGTTGGCTCAACTGGGAATAAGTAGGAACTTCACCAGTAGATGCAGTAGGTGCACCAAGGGGTTGGCTGCTTAACGTCGGCCCCTCCATGAATTTATTGAAGGTGCTTGCGGTCTGCATGTTGTAAGCATTGGTCAACGCATTGGGACCAATTGCACCCATGCCTAAGTTGACCGGGGTGACGCCAGTGTAACTACTAGTCGCCGGAGCCCCAGAGTCGCCAAGGAATCCTGCAGGAGCAGTGCCAGTGAACGCACCCAAGTCGGCAGGAGCACCCATCTGACCAGCGTTTAAGGTGCGTTGGATAGCATTGTAACCTGATTGACCAGGCTTGACTTTTGCTGCGAGTTTGGGATTTGCCTTTGCCCACATCTGCATCCCCATATCTTCTGCAGATTGTTCGGCCTCAGAACCAGGGCCAGCAGCAATTGCTTTTTGGCGAGCCTGTTCGTAACGCTGAAGTTCAGGGTCTTGTGCGGTCAGCTGGGCAACACGCGAAACTTCCTGTTGATAGGCGCGTTCAGCAGCAGGAGAATACCCAGGAGAAGTAGCGGCAGGAACTGAGTAACCTGCATTGCCACCACCGCCACCACCGCCACCAGACCTAGCTGCGTCACCTAAACGCAACTCAGCACGACGATAGGATTCACCATTGGCACTGGGAGGAATAGAGCCAACTGCAGGTTTTGCATAAGGCATCCGACCCTGCAAAAGTTGACCACCAATGTATTGGAGTTCATTACCTGCTCGCCGGCCAATGTCAGTTTGAGGGTTTGGTCTTAAGCCAGGCATTGTTTGGGCTGCACGATTAACAGCAGCACTGGTTGCAGAAGAAGACTGTCCTTGGTTAAAAATGGCGGGCATCCAAGCGGGAGCCGTAATAGCACCTGCGCCATAACCAGCGCGACCAAGTAGCCCCTTTAAACCAGCAAGTTCTTTTCCTGTTGCAAAGCTAGGCATAATTACCTCCAAACCTCATGTAAGTAAATACGGGAACCAACTGCCGTATCAGCAGGTCCAGGTAATGCCTGGATAAATTCTGCACCAGAACGTTCGTAACGGTAACGAGCTTGGTACGGATCTTTGTAGTTAGGAACGTAAAGAATGCCGGCTAGACGATTTGTTTCGTAGAGATAAATCTCGTCCCAAACTTTTAGCGCTTCCTTGGCATTGCTCGACCGAATAGTACGGTCAACGTCGCCAACAATATTTTCAATCCGAGTAGAAGGAGAAGATGCAACCTCTGTCTTCTTTTCGGCCGTATCGCAACGCCCAATCTGGATAACAATTTTATCGTAAAAATAGGAATCGGGGACTGTATTCATCGCCTCTTCCAGACGAGCATAATCACCCGCTGGCACAGAAACAGTGAAGTATCCCAGATGATACCTAATCCTACTTTTGTCGAAGTCGCTAAATTGCACTTCTATGTTCCAGTGTACCTTTTATTATAAAAGCAACAAATCAAGCGACAGTGTCACCAGCTTGATCCACAATACTTGCAATAGGATTCATTGCGTTTTGAAGAATCCCGCCCAGCAATTGATTCTTAAATGCACCAAGTAATGATTGAGGCTCTTTGGTTTGCTTCTTCTCGCGTGGCTGGTAGTTAGTGCCAAGCATAAACGCTTCGATTAAATCGTTTGTCTTGGCTTGTGCGTCTTCGTAGGAAGCACGAGGAGTTGAAGATACGCTTGTATTGGTGAGGTCGGTTGCTTCACCAAGCGTTTTCATGTGACCGTAGCCAAGTTCGTACTTATTGTCTCCTGTGGTCCAGGTAGCCAGATTCCCGTAGCCTCCTGCATTGGGGCGCGGAGTGAACTTAACATCCCCTTCCACGTAGATCTCTGTGCCCTCCTGGCCGCCGTAATCAACGCCCCTATGGTATGTACTTGCGCCGGGGATGCCTGTGTTGCGTGGCCCCCAGGAGGAAGTCTTTGTCAACCCTGCAGCAGGGTTTAAGATCAACTCCCCTTTGCTATCTGTGATGTACTTGGGAACCCTATTGGCACCCACTCGTACGCCTGTAAATTTACTGCGGTGATACTCAGGGTTTTCGTACTCGCCAGTAACTAGGTTCTTTACATATGCATGTAAATGCGGACCACTGGAAACACCAGAGGAACCGAGCTGACCTATGCGTGTAATCTTTGCCATGCCTGTATTTTAAGACAAGAAAACCCTCGGTTTCCCGAGGGCAACTTGAGATGAGAATCAAACCCTAATCAGATCAGCAGCCATTACAGCATTCCAATCCACCCGTTTAATTTGTTTTAACTGCTCAAGACTGTTAAATCGTTCACCCGATAAAGACATCTGAAGATCTTTGATTTCCCGAGCAGTCTTCAGTCCAATGCCTTTAATATGATCAGCGATCATTTGGGCGGTGGCTGAATTTACATTTAATCGGGTATCGGGAGGGAAGGTGCGTGGCTCGTCTTGTGCTGCACGATCTTTAACCTGAAGAGTCTTAACTTTTTTAGTTGCAGATTCGTCAGGCTCAATCTCTGTTTTGTAAACGGTATAAAGGCGACCGTCTTGGTCTTCGACCATGAACCAATCACCGTTATCCCATTCGCTTACAACTTTGACGCGTGCGCCGGTTTTTTTGTGCTGATACAACATAAGGACCAGGGAGTTAATCTCTGGTCCTAGTTTACCCTAATCAGCTGACAGTGCGACCGGTCAGGTAGCCATCGATGTCTTCGTAACCAGGAGCTTCATCGGGCTGGATGTAGCACACTTCCACAACCAGGTAACCGGTGCGGCCAGCGCTTGCATCGCCACTGGAGATGTAGAAACCACCGGAAGTGGTGGTGCTGTTGGCGGTTTCCTTGGCGAACACCTTGAGGGTGGTCGCGGAAGTAGCGGCATAGTTAACAGTGCCAGGAGCAACGCCGGTTGCACCGGTGATGGTCAGGAAGGGGTTGGTGCCATAACCAGCGGTACCGCCAGCGAAGTAGATTTCGCCAGCTTGGGAGCCGGAGACGGTGGAGGTCAGGTTGGCCTGAATCACACCTTCGCCCACACCAGAAGCGGCGGTGGGGTTGCTGGAGCTCACGCGACCGAACGAGATCACGTTACCAGTAGCTGCATACACACCGGAAGCAACGCGACCGTCGCCCCAGCCGGAAGCCACGGAGATCGCAGTGCGATACACGTAAGCAGGCAGGGTGCTGGAACCAGAGATCACCATGCCGGTGATGTCGGTACGGGTGTCGTCATTCCGGTAGGGGGAAGGAACGATCACATCAGCAGAAGCAACAGGGCCAACGCCAGAGGTAGCAGTAACTGCCACGTAACCACGCTGCTGGAAGTAGCGGTAACCAGGGAGGGCCAGCACAGAGGTGGGGCCGCCCTTGGAGCCATCATTGGTGCCGGCATAATCGGCGTCAATGTTCTTATACCAGCCGTTCAGGGGCTCAGCCCAGTTGCCGGGATAGATTTTCTTAGCGGACAAATAGGTCATTTATTTTTCCTATAGTTTAGTTATTGTTTATTGATCAGATGGTGCCGTCATCTTGCACATAGCTGAACGCGGTGGTCACGAAGTCCTTGTTCAGGATTTCAAAGCCGGCGTACAGTTGCCAGATAAGGATGATGAAACGGCTGAAGTCATCGTTGTTGTTGATGAGCACCTGAGCGTTCGGGCCGCCGATACCCACGCCAATAGCTTGAGGACCGAAGAAGTAACCCTGAGCCACTTCCTTGGACGCGTAGGTACCACCGGTGCCGTCGAAAGAAGTGTTGACGTTCTTGGTCGGGAAGTTGGTCGACTCGAAGAACTTGACGCCTTCAAACTGCACACCAGTCGGCATCACAGGCTCACCAGCCAGGAAGTAGCCCTGACCAGCTTGGGGACCCATGTAGAAGCTGGCATTGTTAGGCATGCCGGGGTTGCCCATGTACATGCCCTGACCGGGGTTGCCAGCATAACGGGCAATCTCACGGAAGTCGGGGTCACGACGCAGGTGCATCATGAAGGTAGGATCGCAGATGCAGCGATACAGACCATCGGCATAGGTAGGAACGTTGCGCTTGCGCAGGTCCTTAACAACGTTCAGCAGGTCGGTACGCACCTGGAACTGTTGAACTTCGTTACCATACTCGGTAGAGGTGTAGGCAATGCGGCCGGAAGAATCCTTGACCTTGCCACCAGCGAAGTAGTAACCACCTTGGGTGGTGGAAGCGGCACCATTGGCTTCGGCTTTGGCGAGTTCATCAATGAACACGCGGTCGCGCCAACGACGGTAGTCATCCAGCAGCGTCAGGCTACCGATGGACTGGTGGAACATGTTCAGATTACCGGTGTCCAGCAGCAGACGCTGGGCGGTAATCAGAGTTTCACGAGCAATCTTGAAGGTCGAGGGCTGGGTCGGATCGCCGGGGTCTGCAGGACCGGTGTATTCCTTAAGCACCACCAGGACTTTCTCCTTGGTGATGTTACGGCTGTTAGCGGTACCGATCGTTTGGTCGGCAATACGCTCACGGCTGTCCTTAGTACCAGGGGTACCCCAGAACTTGTAGCGGTCTAACTGAACGGTTTGACCGGGCTGACGGGTGAAGTCGTGGACAACCACGGGCTCCACTGCCATCTCGGCAATGTAAGCAGGGTGGGGACGGTAAAGTTCCGCACCCAAGATTTTTGGGAAATCGGTATCAAGAAACACTTTTTAATATCCTCCAGAGTCGCGGGACTTGTGGGTGAAAGATTTAGACAAGTTTTTGTCTTATCTAAGACAAATTTTAGCAGGATCTAATTTTTAGTTAAGAACGCAAAATTAAACGTACTGCATATTACTGGAACCGTTTGCAGCTTCAGGGTTAATTCCTGCTTGGAAACCAGGGATGCCGATGGCGTTGTACAAATTAGAGTAGCCACCGCCTACCAAGCCACCAAGTCCAGCAGCAGCCGGAACAGCTGCCGTAGCTAGTGCGGCTCCCCTGGCAATACCTTGGAAAGACTTGCGTGCATTCGCTGCAGAACCTGCGGCATTTACAGCTTTACGTGCCATGCCAGGTTGCCGTAACGTACCAAGAGCGGCGGCGGCATAACCAGGCATTAAACCAGGGATAGCGGCAAGGGTTCCGGCATTTGCTGCTTCGCTAAGAATACGAAGAGGGCCTTCGCCTTGTTCTTTGTCTGTCAAGTTTCCAATAACAGAGCCTGTTGCACCAAGAAGGCCAGCGCCTAAAGCAGATGCTTTCAAGGCGCCGGCAGGGTTCCTCGCTGCTGCGTTTAATACTTGTCCGTATTTACCAGCAACAGGCATGGCCTCACTCCATCACAAACAGTTTGTTTGCAACAGTGGCAGGCTGAGCTTGGTTCAGTACACGCCAGGCGTTCTGGGGATCACGATTCATGATCTCGCTGAAGTTGCCCCAGAAGTTTTCGGGTTGCTGGGGAGCAGCGGCAGCAGGAGGAGCGGGGAACTCACCAACTTGGCCATAAGCAGAGGTGGTGGGATAACCACGGGTCTCCAGTTCTGCCTCGCTTTCGTACACGGGGTACGGACCTTCAGGACCAAAGAACTTCAGGGTGTAGTCGCTGAGTACATCGGGATTGGTAAGAATCTCGTTGTAAGCCAGGTTCTCTTGGTGCTCGTTAACAGCAAAGTTGGCATAACCAACGATCACGTTCTGAGCACGCTCGCCCCAGGCAACAGCACTGTCAAGCATCCCTTCAAGTTGAAGGGCGTAGTTATTTAGTACGGCGGGTGCTTCGATTCCGAACGCGTCGATTACTTGGCGGCTTTCCTGCCCCATCCCCAGGTAATCCGCGATTTGCTCCAGAGAGGGACTCGAAGAGGTTTGGGAAGAGCTGGGAGAGTAATCCTGGCTGGGCGACCAAGTCTGGGGAGCCGATTGTTGCGTAGCTGGGCTGCTGACTTGTCCGTAGTTCGCCGGGGTATACTGCGTCGGACTCGGCGAGGGTGCTCCCTGGAACGGGGATTGAACTGGTGCGCTCAGCAGATTCACCACCTTGTTGAACGCCGATTCCCAAGGATTCCCCGCCGATTCCGCCGGTTGGGATTGGGGGGCGTACTGAATAGGGGCGGATTGGTAGCTGGGGCTCGCCTGAGGTACCGCTTGGGGGTAGCTGGTACCCACCTGATAAGCCGCTGGAGCTGCCTGGTAGCTGGCCGGTACCGCCTGGGGTGCCGGAGCCGCCATCACGTAGCTGCTTGGAGCTACTGCTGCTGGTGCTTGGCTCGTCTGTGGGATCGATTGGACGGTAGCGTCCTGCATAACTCATCTCCTTTTGTAAAGCTTCTAAGGTTCGATACAGATAGGGTGTCAGATCCAGACGCGGATCAGCAGCCATCGGTAAGTCTGGTGATTGAGGGTGAGGAGTCTGCATCATTCCCCCCACCAATTTGGCGAATTGAGAATAAGCATTCTGCAATTCATTCACCATCCTGAACGGGAACCCAGATAACATCTCGGCCCGCTCCTCATCCGTCTTAGACGGAAAGAGGTATTTCAGTGCTTCAATGCTATCAACACCTAATTCTTGTAGGTTGCGAACCACAATAGAATTATTAAGTGTGTCCTGAGTGGTCTCCTCGTACACAGGCCCTGTCCAACGCCAAAGCATCGTGACATCACCATCGGGGATTAACCCAAGAACGCCTGGCGGAATCATTTTTGTTTCCACGCAAGCCATCATAATCTCTTTGACTTGATCATTGAAGACTTTCATTGCTTCCCTATAGGCAGCAATTTCTTCTTCTGGTGCATCAAAGGGAAGATCGACTGGCTTTTCAATACCTGCAGCCGCTGCCAGTGATTGACGGAAGAGTTGTTCTTCTTGATAAATAATTAACTCAAGACAACGGCAAATGCCATACGTGTAAATTGCATTTGCTTTCTTCTTTGATGTTGCCGATACACGGCCAAACAGTGACTTGTATTCCGTTGCAGTAACACCTGCGGAAATCGACAGTTCATCTACACCGCCAAGTGCAGTGCGAATTTCTTCGCGATACTGACGGGCAAATTGGTTTTGGTCACCAGTGATTGCATCTGGAACAATGTAACCAACACGGTCATTTGGCTCCAGGTTTGCAATAATCCTTGGAACTCGAATCTGTCCATCAACGCCACGACTGACGGGATCAGCCTTGAACATCGAAGCACTTAAGGATGCAGGACTGGTGAACCCAGAGTTTGCTGCAATAGAAGGACGCTGTACTGTGGAATCACCACCGGCCTCAATCAAGTCCGTCTTGGGACGAGACGACAACAGTGTGGGGTTACCAAAGAACTGAACGTTCTTGCGCATGGTGCGAACCATTTCGTCATGCGTGACGATGTGATTGGCCAACGCATCAAACTCGCCAACACCGTCGTTAGCAAAACCTTTGGGGTTGTTAAAAATCTCGACGCATGGAATGAAGCCAAGCGTATTTTTTAACGTTTTTGTTTTACCGGAGACTGCATAGTCCGGCATGTCAAAAGATAATTCACCTTCTGCGTGAGTTTCTTTAATTTCGTCGCGCTTGATTGAAAGCCTGATGTAACGCCTTGAAGCCTGGCCGTCACCAAGTGCTTTGCCTGTAATATTGGTTTGCGAAATCTCCGCTCCAAAGCCACCAGGTCGACGCACCTTGTAGCTATAGATGATCACCACCTCTTCCAGGTCACCGTCTACGTTGTAGAACGTACGATACTCATGCTCACGGAAGTAGTAGATGCGATAGTTAATTTTTGTAGGCCTGATGTAGAACAGACCTTTTCCATCGCACAGGAAATAATCCCAGATTGAATCGAGGCGTGCATCAATTTGATTGTATTTGATTACACGGTCGATAAAATCTTTGCGCTGATTTCCAAAGTTATCTTGGCTGGGGAAAAATTCAACACCCTGGCGGATGCCGAATAATTTCATCTGCGCCAAATGCGAGGCCACAACGCCCGTATCGACGACAGTGGAACTATCCTTGTCGATATAGGCGGTAATAATTTCGTTGAGCCTTGATTTAGCGTCGGCAGCCATTAAGTATTAGCCTCTTTATCTGTATTGATCTTAGCAGCTTTCTTTTGTTTCTTAAGCCACAACCACCGGTCAAAGTAAGCTAACTCCCCTGGCGTAAATAATTCAGGGTGTTTGAGAGCTTCTTTGGCCAGTTTTTTCTTTTTCATGAATACACATGTTTATCTTGAAAGCCTCCAGGGATACCTGCTTGCTGCCCATATTGCGGACCTTGGAAAAAGCCTGCATTGCCCATGGGGGGAGTTCCACCCATGGCTTGGGGAAGCATGCGTTGTGCACCTGGCAAAGGGAAGAGTTGCTGCCCTTGGCGCGGAGTTAATTGAATGGGAACGGAATCTGGGTCTTCGTTCGGAAGATAAGGAAATTTATATTGGGGGGTGGCCCCAGGGATTTGAAAACTTGGCCGGCCCGCAATGGTGCCTTGCATGCCAGCTTCATTACCCATGTAACCACCGTAGTAACCAGCCATTTAATCCTCCAGTACTTCGTAACCAGCTATTTCATTCAGTCTACTCAATACAATTCCATCACCTTTTAAGTTCCACTCAAGGATATCTCCTTCCTGCCAACCAAGCTCTTCCACCACTTCTTCTGGGAGGGCGATAAATTGATCGCCAAATTCATCCTCTTGAACTTCAATAATGTAGCTCATTTCGACAAAAGCTTTTCCATTAGCTTATCAAGCTTAGTGTTAATTTGTCGAAAGTTATCATGCATTTCCTGGATCTCACGCAGGAAATCTACTTTTAATACGTAGTCCATCGGCATTCGCCCAATCTGCTCCTGCAATCTATTCAACTTATTTTCTTGAGTTAGTACGTCGTCTGACAACTGAACCAAGCGTTGGTGAACCCTGAATAAAATTTTATTTGCAGCCCAGGAGCCGCCTGTTACAGCAGAGACAACTGCCGTGAATGCAATTGCTACGTACTCCGGACCCACAAGACTTATGCTTTTCTTTTAATTATAAGTTTAGTAATCAAATTGAAGGTTGCTCTTTTTAGCTAGACCGTTAACCAACCACACGAGCGAATCGACACAATCATCGTGTCCACTTACGCCAAAGTTGGTAAGCTCTTCAAACATTGTGTCGAAATTACGATATTTGTTGAAGATGATTTTGCGATCCTCAAACAGGCCCATGATGCCCCTGAAGCGGGCAAGTTTGTCGGCGCGGAAGCCTTTGACCGGGTGCCAGATCAAGTTAAAAAGACCATCGCCATTCAGGCAGACACGCTTGAAGTCGGCCTCCAAAGATGCTTGGTACTGAACGGCTTCAGACCACACATCACAAGTTGAATACGTTGGGAAGTAGTTGCCCTGCTCATCGCGCCCAACAATACACCAGTCATTAAGCAGTTCTTTTAGTTCATCCAGTTTTTCCAGGTTGCCCATGACGCGCATGCGCCGATAATCAATAATGTGAATACAATCACCAATGCGGCCACCAAGCACAAATACGGTGTAATCATTTTTTTCTTTAGTTCCAGCAGATAGATCAACCCCTACGCCAAGGGCGTCAAACTCAGTTGCAATCTCAGCTTTAATTAAAAGTTCTGGAGACAGCGACAGCTCGCTTTGGCGAACAATCCTGTTCATGTACTGGAACGAAAAAGCAATAGGTGCTTGCCGTTTCTTTTCCTTTAAATAATCCAGTGACCACATCTCAGGCCAATAAGATTCTTCCTCACCGGTTTTGGAGTTGGCCTGGATTGCAGAAAGAACAATTTGAGTCCAGTTGTTTTGTTCGTTGAATGTGGTGGCGTGAATATCGTCGTGGCGGAAGCGAGTTCCAAGGCAGATTGCTCGCCCACCCTCAAACATCGTGGGAGCAATAACTGCGTTCCAGTTATCCTCCATCATCTTCCTGATGTCTGGGTTGGAGATGTCTGCCGCGCTTTTAGTCGGGTCATCAATACAGATCAGGTGACTACGCTTGGAGGTCACAGAACCTTTTAGACCTGCTGCGCACAAAGTAAATTGTTCATCACCAGTAACATCAATGCCGGCAAACTTGTGGTCGATAGACCAATACTCATTACTGGTTACGTTCTTGAGAAGTTTGACTGTCGGAAAAACTTCTTGATATCGCTTGCTGTCAATAATCCGTTTGATGGTTGCAGACTTTGAACGTGCAATATCAACCGTGTAGGAGAGGTAAAGAATCTGCAGGGGTTTCTTGGCTGTTGTGTGAACACCAATTGCCCATGCCGTAAACAAACCCAGGACTGTACTTTTGGCACTACCCCTGGGGGCAAGTAAATCAATATTGGGTCCAGCAATTCCAATCAAACAGCTACTGTCCTGGCCCGTTACAAAGTGACGGTGCCACTGTTTATGGTGAGGTGCCGGAGCTTTATCTGCTACGTAGTCACAAAAGAACCCAAAATCCTCACGGGCTCTTTGTAACAGCTCTTCGTTCTTATGTTTGCGTACCTTGTGATTCTTAACTGCAGCTTGAGCGTTACGTCGATAAGCTAAGTGAAGATGAGAAGGCACAGCATTAACTGGTTAGTAATTAAATACTAACCTACTTTTTGGTTTTACGTTTTTGCTCTTGATACTTACGAGCCTTATCAAGGGCAGCTTTACGTTTTTCTTTATCGGTCATCTCGGTGCCGTCTTCGTTCTTGGCTTCTTTTTTCTTTAGGTGTGCCAGGAACTGGGGAGGAATTTTACCTTTACTCATGTCAATTAAAACGAACGGGTAGAACGACCTGGTCCCATATCAATTCCTTTGCGCTCCAGAGGTGCACGTACGTCGCGAGACGGCTGCCCAGGCCCCTGTGACGCGTTCCGGCTCGGGAAGGCATCTTCTGGTGGACGTGACTGTCCGCCCCTGTAGGGAGGCGTTGTACCAGCGATTGGGATAGAACGTCTACCAGCGCCCATGTTCGTATTACTTTTTTTTCAGTTTAATGCAACTATTCGTCTAATTGCATCTTTGCCCACACACTCATCGATGCTTCAAGCAAAGGAGCTTCAATGGGATCATCTTTGAAGATGCACATGAGTTCACGAATGGCGCGGTCTGCACCGGCCATTAACAAACCCTTTCTGTCACGTGTTGAAGTA